GTTAAAAGAGTTATGCAGAAAACACATAGGTACAGATAGGGATGTTGTTGGTGGAGATAACAATAGTAGTAAGGGGGTTTTACTGCCTGTTAATAAATTAATACAATGATTTTACTTATAGATGCAGACAGCTTAATATTCGCTAGCTGTTACAGAAAAAGAGAAACTCCGGAAGATGAAAAGTACTATACTGATATAGCAGATGCAAGAAATAAATTTGATGAGCAGTTTATGGCAATCGTAAATAGGCTTGAAGAAGTTTATAATGTTGATAAGGTAATTACATTCAGCGGCTCAAAGGGAAATTTTCGAAAGCTAATTACAAAAAAGTATAAAGCAAATAGAAATTATTCTGATTTACCTCCTCTATTAAATGAAATGCATAAATTTGTTAAAGAACAATACGATAGCATTTATGGGCATGGGGTAGAGACAGACGATATGGTTGCAAGGTATTGGCACAAGCTTCAAAAAGAACATGGAAGAGATGAGGTTATTATTGTCAGCATCGATAAGGACTATAAACAACTACCGGCATTAATATACAATTATCACTTCAAGCACCAAGAGATATATGATATATCTGAGGAACAAGCGATGTATAATTTTTATGAACAAATGGTGTGCGGGGACTCATCTGACAACGTAAATTACTTTAAAGGAAAAGGAAAAAAATTTAGTGAAAAATACTTTGTAAATTGCAGCAGCAAATATCAATATACTAAAAAACTATATGAGTTATTTACTCAAAAATATAAAAGCAAATCGAGACAAAAATATGCAGAATGTTATCACTTATTAAAATTACGTACACAATGATAAATAAATTACTAAGCAGGGTAGGAGTAGAAATATGGAAAGATGTTCCCGAATATGAAGGGCTTTATAAAATTAGCAACCTAGGTAATGTCAGGAGTTTAAAGTTTAATAGAATTACAGATATAAAGCATTTGTCTAAATCCAGATATCACGTTACATTAAGTAAAAATAAAATAAAAAGTGTAAATACTGTTTCCGTTTTAGTTGCTAAGGCCTTTTTAAATCATAAATCTTGTGGGCATAAAATAGTAGTAGACCATATTGATAATAACCCATCAAATGACAAACTTTATAACTTGCAATTAATTACACAAAGACATAATTTAACAAAAAATAGAAAAGCTAAAAGCGGATATACTGGTGTATACAGAACTTCAAGCAATAATTACTATTCTGAAATTAGAAAAAATAATAAAAGAGTATATTTAGGCACATTTAAATCGCCTCAAGAAGCTGCCAAAGCATATAAAAACGAATTAAATAAATTGTAGAAAAATAAATTAATGGAAATAAAAAATTCAAACATTGAGATAAATGTTCCAATGGTGGCACATCCTCAATACTCGAGTTATTGGTACGCCAAAGAAGTTGCTGATAAAATAATAAAATTATCAGGGGTAAATATTTATGCAAACAGCAGGGTAAACGATGTAATAGAGCACAGGGCTTTGGTATGTTATTTATTAAAAGAAAAACTAAAATTAAAGCTGCATGAAATTTCTTCATTTTTTAAATCTCAAGGAAAACTCATGCACTACACTACTGTAATTCATAATGCTAAAATGTATCCTATCTACAAGGCCCACAACAAACAATTGTCTGACTTTGAAAAAACCTTTGTTTTTAAATCTAAAGTACCTTATGACGAAATGGATAAAATTAATTACTTACAAAACATATATATAGATTTAGAAAATAAATATTTAAAACTAGAAGAAAAATTAAAACACCCGTTAGTAAAATTAATTACAAGTATCCCAGAGGATAAAATGTCTGAGGTAAAAGAATCAATTCAGTTAATGAAATCAAGCTGGAAATGGAAATAAATAAAATATATAATGAAGATTGTATAATTATAAAAAAAACTATTAAACAAAATAATTATGGTAATAAAGGTTAAAACAAACACAATTAAAAGTAATCCCGCTAACCCCCGAATTATTAAAAATGACAAATTTAGGGCCTTAGTAAAGTCAATGAAAGGTTTCCCTGAAATGCTAGAAAAAAGAGCGATTGTTGTTGATGAAGATATGATTATATTGGGGGGAAATATGAGGTTTAAGGCTTGGCAAGAAACCGGTTTTAAAGATGTTTGGATTGATGTTGCAGAAGGTTGGACTCAAAAGCAAAAAGACGAATTTACAATTAAAGATAATAACCATTCAGGCGAATGGGATTGGGATATACTGGGAAACAATTGGGACAATACACAGTTAAAAGACTGGGGTATGGATGTTTGGCAGCCTGAAGAAGATGTAGATTACTCTATACTAGATGATGAGGACCTGTCCAGTGATATGGAAGATATGACAAATGGTGTTAAAAAAGCTATACAAATACCTTTTGAACTAGAACATTATGCTGAGGCTTTTGAGCTTGTTAAATACTGGAGAGAACAAGGTGGATATGTAGGTATGATGTTAATTGAAAAGTTAAAACAAGAAAAAAAATAACATGAAGAAAATACAATTAAAACAATTAGAGCATCAAACCAAGATTGGAGATGTATGCGGCCATATAGACCCAAACATAACAGAGGACACCGTGTTTTACGATGGGGATGAGCCTATAGGGTTTTACATAGCTGACATATCAAAACACTCTCAAAAGGCCTCTAAATTGGCCGCTTTAGCTAACCAAGAGCTGAGAAGTAAGAATGTTCCGAAAAGCGTTATGAAACGGTCAAGCGGATTTACAAACTCTGAAAACGAAGTATTGCAGTATAGCACCATCATAGGAAGCGTACCGCCTAAGCCACACATGAGGAGGCCCTATGCAACCATCAGCAGCGTTCACAATGTTAAAACAGCGCAGATATTTATAAAAGCAATGTTGATGTTGTGCAAAGAGAGTGAGCAAATAATTAAAAAAATAACACCAAATATATACAATAGGCAGGTAGAACTAATTAAAGAAAATGTCCCAGAAAACTGGAGGTTCAGCAAGATGTTCACTAGCAGCATTTCTAATTATAATATTCCTGCACCATTTCACAGGGACAACGGAAACATTAAAGGGTGTGTAAATGTTATTATAGCTAAAAAGAATAACGCTACCGGAGGTAATACCACAGTGCCAGACTATAACGCTACAATGAATAGTTGTGATAATTCAATGTTGGTTTATCCAGCTTGGAGAAATGTACACGGAGTAACACCTATTGTACCAACTGGAGAAGATGGTTATAGGAACAGCCTTGTGTTTTATCCATTAAAAGCATTCAAAGGATTATGAACAAAACCGAACAGCATAAAAAGGCAATACTAGAGGCACTTGAAAAATCTTTGGGGGTAGTTACAACATCTTGCAAAAAAGTTGGAATAGGGAGAACTCAGTTTTACCATTGGCTCAAAGAAGATGAAGACTTCAGGTATAAGGTTGAGGATATACAAAATGTTGCGCTAGACTTTGCAGAATCACAATTACATAAACAAATTGGAGATGGGAACACAAGTGCTACAATATTTTATTTAAAAACCAAAGGCAAAAACAGGGGCTATGTAGAGCGCCAAGAAATAACTGGAGCAGATGGCATGCCTACTAACTTTCAAATTGAAATAATTGACTCAATTAGCGATAAAGACTAACATAGTTTACCGTCATTTACTTTCTAATAAAAAGAAGATTGTAGTTGAACAAGGTGGAACAAGGTCAGGGAAAACTTACAATATACTTCTTTGGATTATATTTGAATATTGCACTAAAAACAATGGGAAGGTTATTACTATATGTAGAAAATCGTTTCCTAGTTTAAGAGCAACAGTCATGCGGGACTTTATGGCTATTCTGCAAGAGTACAATTGTTACAGTGAAAAGTATCATAATAAATCAAATTCAGAATATAGCCTATTTGGAAATCTTATTGAATTTATTTCATTAGACCAACCGCAAAAAATAAGAGGAAGAAAAAGAGACTTGCTTTTTATTAATGAGGCAAATGAATTATTCTTTGAAGATTGGCAGCAACTTATATTTAGGACCCAAGAAAAAATTGTATTGGATTTTAACCCATCAGATGAATACCATTGGATTTACGACAAAGTATTACCAAGAGAAGATTGTGCATTTTTTAAAACTACATACTTGGATAATCCATTTGTTGAAGATTCTATTAAAAGCGAAATAGAGCGTTTAAAAGATACAGATGACCAGTATTGGCAAATATATGGTTTAGGTGAAAGAGCTGCAAGCAAGAGCACCATATTCAAGTACACCGAAGTAAACCAAATACCTGTTGATGCAATGTTAATAGCATACGGTATGGATTTTGGCTACTCAAATGACCCAAGTACATTAGTATCAGTTTTTACAATGGGACATAATTTATATGTTAAGGAACATTTATATAGAACCCAAATGACAACCAGCGATATTAATAAGTTTTTAAAAGATGAGAATTTAAACTCCCACCCAATTTATGCAGATAGCGCAGAGCCTAGGTTAATCAGTGAATTAAGAAAAATGGGGCACAATATATTCCCAAGCATAAAAGGTAAGGATTCAATTAATGCAGGAATTGATTTATTAAAAAGGTATAAGATTCATATACTTGCAACATCATCTAACGCAATTTCTGAATTTAGAAACTATAAATGGAAAGAAGACAAGTCTGGTAGACTAATTAATGTCCCTGAAGACAAACACAATCACATAATCGACCCATGCCGCTACGCTACATATTCCATATTGTCAAGGCCAAACTTTGGTAAGTACGCAATTAATTAAAAATAGTTGTTAATATATTTGTTAATATGAATTAATTTTCTTATATTAAGGCATAGGCAATAAAGCTTATATTAAAACAAACAAGACATGAGAACATTAGAGAGAGATTATTTTATTTATTTATTAAACTTGAGAGAAGATTTTATAAAAAGAGGGAAGAACAT